GAAGATTAAAGTTTGAGACACCTGCTGCAGAACGCTGTCGCCCTGTGATCTGGCCCGACGTGGGGTAGAACGGTTCTGCAGCAGGTTTTGAAGGAGCGGTACTCAGAGCTGATCACTCTGAGAGGGATAAGTAGGTTCGACTCCTACTGCCGCACTTGGTGTCACCTACCCAGTGGTGAGGAGTAGCGAAGCTTCGCGTTCCCACGGTGTAACCGTCGTGAGCCAGGGAAAGTAAAATCACGACACAAACTTCTTTCGGAGAGTTACGGCTATGGCTAAGCGAAAATCGGCAGCAGAAAAGAACGCACTGGCAGTCAAGGAACAGGGCGAACTCGCTCTGGCTGCGGGATACGGCGAGTACGAGAACGACGGCTTCGACAATGTTACTTCGGACGACTTGTCCATTCCGTTTCTGACTGTCATGCAGTCAAACTCTCCGGAGATCAAGCCGGAATCCAAAGGCGGTCTCGGCTTGGAGATCGGTCAGCTCTTCAACACGGTGACGCAGGAAGCGTTCGACGGCGAAGACGGTGTTGGACTGGTCCCTTCCATCACAAAACATGAGTGGGTCGAGTGGGCTCCGCGTGAAGGTGACGGAGGCTTCATCGGACGTTACGACTGTGACGATCCTTTGATCCTCGAAGCCAAGGCGACACAGAAGTTCGGCGAGTACAAGCACGGTGAGAACAATCTCATCGAGACGTATTACATCTACGGCGTCCTGTATGACGTGGAAACAGGAGACTCCCTGGGACCAGCCGTCATCTCGTTCAGCAAGACGAAGATCAAGCGGTACAAACGCCTGATGTCTGCGTTGCGATCTTTCCAGCTGAAGGTGCCTGGCGAAGACGGTCAGCCTCGCCGCATCACTCCGCCACTTTATGCTCACTCTCTTGTCGTCTGCTCGTGCGACGACAAGAACAACAAGGGCGAGTTCCAGAACTTCAACATCGTGCCGTCACAGGGTGACCTGCGAGGCTCTCTGATCGATGCGGAAGACGCTCGGTTCCAGGAAGCCGTCATGCTCAAGAAGAGCATCGACAGCGGTGAAGCAAAAGCGGCCTACAGCTCAGCTGCATCAAGCGAGGGGTTGCCGGTCGATGAAAACGGAGAGCCTGCCTTCTAAGCACTTGTCTCCAGCAGTGGTGAATGAGGCATAGGGTTTCCGTTGAGACCAGGGGTGGCTGTGGGAACTGGCCCCCCTGGTCTTTTTTAATGTCAGTTCCCAACCATGGAGTTCCCACCATGCAATGGGGTTTACAACAGGACAAGGCATTGTCCAAGGTCGCCGCCTGGCTCAAGAATCCTGGAGATCAGCAGGTCTTCCGACTGTTCGGCTTTGCGGGCACCGGCAAGACGACTCTCGCGAGACATTTTGCCGAAGGTGCAGGTCGAGTCGCCTTCGGAGCGTACACCGGCAAAGCGGCTCTGGTGCTGCGTCAGAAGGGCTGCCTGAACGCTGCGACTCTGCACTCGATGATTTACCTGCCGTCGCCAAAGAGCGAAGCCGACATCGCCGAGATGCGGGAAGAACTGTTCAAGCTGAAGCTCAGTCTGGCAGCCGAAGGTCTCGAAGACGACGACATTATCAACCATCGCCGAGTCACCTTCCTGCAGGAGCAGATCACTGACGAGAATGCGAGGCTGAGTCAGCCTCGATTCACGCTCAATCGAAACTCAGACATCAAGTCTTGTGACCTGATCATCGTAGACGAGGTCACGATGGTCGACACAAGGATGGGCGAAGACCTCTGCAGCTTCGGCGTCCCGATACTGGTGCTCGGAGACCCTGGGCAATTGCCACCTGTGGGTGGGGCAGGATACTTCACGAAGCAGCGACCTGACATTCTGCTGACAGAGATTCATCGTCAGGCGAAAGACGATCCGATCCTGAGACTCGCGACACAGGTCCGTAAGAAACAACCCCTCCCCCTGGGCAAATACGGGAAGTCCGAAGTCATCTCCATGGTCGAGCTGAAGGAACGGACGCAGCAGGTCCAGGAGCTGGACATGATTCTCTGCGGACGCAACAAGACGCGACGAACGACCAATCAGCGACTGCGTGACCTGGCAGGCATTGAGGAGATGTACCCGACGCCTGGTGAGCAGCTGGTGTGTCTGAAGAACAATGCCCAGGAAGGTTTGCTGAATGGGGGGCTGTGGACGGTGCAGGATGTGGATGATCATTCGGATGACTTGCGACGGTACATGCGAGTCGCGAGCAATGACGAGCCTTCGACGGTCGACGTCGAGGCGTTGTCCATGATCTTTCGAGGCGAAGACACCAATGCAGTTGACTACTTTACCATTGCATCGGCACACTGGTTCGACTTCGGAAGCTGCCTGACGGTCCACAAGTCGCAGGGAAGTCAATGGGAATCTGGACTGGTCATTGACGAGTCAGAATGCTTCCGGGGGAACGAAAGCAACCATCTCTACACGGCGTTGACCAGGTTCTCAGATCAGGTTCTGATTGCCATTTGATAGGACCGGAGAATAGCATGAGTGCATGGCGAGACCTTGCAGACACCCTGCCCGGCAAAGCACTGCCGGGCCAACGCAGGTCGCCCCAGTGGCGACGTGTGAGGGATGAGTTTCTGCGAGGCAAGTCATGTGCCGTGTGTGGGGGTCGTAGAAAGTTAGTTGCGCATCATCGCATCCCATTTTCGCTTGCGCCCCATTTGGAATTGTCTGAAGAAAATCTGATCGCCATCTGCGAAGCGAAGCGCTACGGAATAAATTGCCATCTTTTGATCTGTCATCTCGGAAATTGGCAACGCATCAACGTGTCGGTCGATGCGGACATCGCTTACTGGCACAACCGCATCATTGAGAGTCGGTGATCTATGAAATTCACACTCAAAGAAATGCTCTGGCTCATCTTGCTGTTCTTGATCTGCGTATTCGTGGTCTGCTGGCAGGAAGCACAAGGTGGACTGGTCAAGGTCAGAGCTGATCTGCAGGTCTGCCCAGGAACAGTCTTCTGTCAGGTGCAGGGGTCTTACGGGTCCGGAGTGGTGGTCGGAGATTACAAAGGCAAGTCGATCGTGCTGACGGCAGGTCACCTGTTCGAAGGTCACGACAAGCAGGGTGTTCCGTGCAAAGCGAAGCTGCTCAAGCTGACGGTCAACGGCATCCCCGGCAGGGTGCTCGGCTCATGGGTCGACAACAAGGCGAATGACTTTGCCATCCTGCTGGTCGACATCTTGTTCGACGAGGTTGTGCCGATCGGACTGCCGCCGAAGGCTGGTGACAGGGTGACGGTCTACGGCTGGGACTACGCGGTCAGCAAAGACCCTCAACTGTCGACCAGGACCGGACGCATCGTCAAGGTTCAGCGTGGTGAGATGTCTGACTTGGACTTCACGTCAGCGGTCGGAGTCAGTGGGGGTCCGGCGATTGACTCCGCAGGCAACCTGGCGGGCATCCTCGTCTGGTCGTCGAGCATTATGCCGAACATCGGATTCCGACAATCGATCAAGCAGCTGTTGCGAGACGCTAACCTGCCACCGCCGAACCCGGCGAAGTTCACTCGCGGGGTGCCTGATCCTCCGAAAGATTCGTTGGTCGACAAGACGGCAGATCAGAAGCTGCAGGCCGAGATCGACAGGCTGGCCAAAGAGAGCGATTCCAAGCAGAAAGAAATTGCTCAACTGAAGAAGGAAAAGGAAGCATGGATAGCGAAGACAAAGTCCACCCAGGAATCCAGTTCCGGAACGACTGTGTTCGACACTGGCAAGCAATCGCCAGCCACCGACGACACTTCCCAACAGGCAGCCTCTGGGGACTCAAGTGGTTCTGGAAGCTCGACACAAGAATCTACTGCCGACCAATCGCCGAGTTCCCAGCCTGCTACGGGGGAGAAGGTACTTAATGCAGCCGAGGGTGCCGTAGGAATAGCAACAGCCCTCTTGGGCAACCCATTTGTCGCGACGGCACTCGGGATCACTACAGCAGGCACAGGGCTCGCTGGAGCGTACGGTGGATTGAAGATCGCTGGTGCGTTGTTGGCCTGGCGACGTCGGCGGAAGGAAAAGCAGGGAGGTGTCGTGGGGCAAAACCCTCCCTCTGGGTTTCAAGCCCGAGCCGAGACGAGACAACTGCACACACGAGACACAACGGAGGCCGCACAACTCATACGACTTGGGAGACTGGAAGGACGTGACCCGCTACTCGACAGTTTTGTGGGAATCACTTTCCAGGACATGCTCAAAAACGACATCGAGGGAGAACAGCAACTCTCCCCAGAAATAAATTCTTACGCTCGATCCTTGTGGGATCGAGTCACTGCCCGTGTAGAATCTGCTGCTCCCTTAAGCACAGGCTCTGAATACTCAGACAATTGGAGACCGCTATGAACCCAGGCAAAGAACAGTTCCGTCGAGCGATCACGGAATTCCGAAACCTACACATCATCGCCGCGCTGCGACCGTTGATGACCATGCGAGCTGAGCTGATCGTCAATGACGAGTTCAGCGACCGTGGCGGCACCGATAACCCGACACGACATCACCTCAAGCAGCTGCTACTGGACTGTGACAAGGTCCGTCGACATGTGACTCACAACCCAGACAACGAAGACCTTGGAGACCTGATTGCCAAGGCCATTGACCCTGAAGGCTCTGCGGAGATCGGTGAGAAGCCGTTCGGTGGCGATGACATCCAAGGGGCGAGTGGCGGACTGATCGATCTCATCTGGGAGCTGGACGGAACCGATCCTGACATCCCTCTGATGAGTCAGCTCAACAGCAAGTTCCGAGGCTCGACCGGCGGCATCCTGCTCGGTGCCATCGACCGCAGCATCACTAACTGGACTCGGCTCAACAGCCGTGACCGAACCAAGTTCATCACACGGTTCGACAGCATGCGTGTCTACGGTGGCTACCAGGAAATCCTCGGCTTCATCGACATGTACCTCGGCGACGAGAACCGTGTTGACGTCGCAGGCGTACTACCCTCAGACGAGCCTCTGGGCTCAACGGACTCACCCAACATTCTGGGTGAAAGGTCCAATTCAACTCCTAATGCGTAACACTGCGACCGTGCCAGGCCAGTCCCTTCGCTTGGGATGTTGAGAGACGCTGCATGCCGTTAAGGTGTGCAGCGTCTTTTTCATTGGAGTTGCCATGTTTACTTCCGCACCGATGTTCACGAAGAAAGCTGCACTGTCCGCCATTCAAGGATCGATCCTGGCATATCGTGACGAAGAGACGATCAAAGAATGCTGTGAGCCTGCGGGCTGGAAGATTCATTTCATCGAGTCGAGCAAAGATGACGATTATGGCTGCGACGTGCAGCTTTTTGTCGCCGAGGGTCCGGACGAGTGTCATGTGTTCTTTCGCGGCACTGAGATGCCGGACATGTCGCAGCCTTTCTGGAATTTGAAAGCCATGGCTCTTGACTGGTGGCAGAATTTCAAGATGTCTCGAACATCATGGTACGACGGTGAGGCACACAAAGGATTCGTCGAAGAGTACTATTCGATCCGAGATCAGTTGACCGGTGTTCTCAAAGAGTCTGGAAAGCCGGTAACCATTGCCGGGCATTCCAAAGGTGGTGCGTTGACGACACTTTGTGCCATCGACTGTAAGTGGCTCAACATTGACATCTTTGGCATCTATACCTTCGGCTCGCCGAGAGTTCTCGACCATCCTTCGGCGAAGAAATACAAGGCCCACCTGGGCTCAAAGACGTACCGACTGTTTCATAGCAACGACATTGTGCCCAGGACACCGTTGCCGTTTCGGTTCAAGCATGTCGGTGTGCCGATCTACGTCCGGCAAACGGCAGGCTACATCTACAATGTGGGGAAGTGGGTCGCACTGGCTTTGCGAATCGTGAGTTACAAAACCGGCGACTTTGGGTCCGACCATTGTCGCGAGGCGTATCACAAATCAATTTTGAAGCATAAAGGTTGACGCGAGATATAGGGCCGGATACTCTCTCCTGATTCTAATCCCGCCAGGAGAGTTTGATGCGTGTTGTTAGCCTGTTTGATTTCTCAACGTACGCTTTGAAGCCGTGGTTCGAAGCAGGTCACGAGACGATCGCGATCGATGAGCTGTACCAGACTGCAGCGTCGATACCTTTCAAGCCTGCTTCCAATTGGGCATTGGAAAGATACAACTGGAATTTGCTGCTGCCTGAGACTTTTCCTGAAGTCGCCAATCTCAAGCCTGACCTGATTCTGGCCTTTCCACCCTGCACCGACCTCGCTGTGTCAGGTGCCAAGCACTTCGCAAAGAAATCTGCCGTTGACCCTGACTTCCAGAAGAAGGCAGTCGAGCTGTGCCGACTTGCTGAACGGCTCGGCAACTCGTGCGGCTGTCCCTGGATGGTTGAGAATCCGCTTGGCTGCCTGTCGACTCATTGGAGAAAGCCTGACTGGTTATTTCATCCATGGGAATACGGCGGCATGCTGCAGGGTAAGGAATCCGTCCACCCTGACTGGCCAGAATTTATTGCCAAGCGAGACTGCTATCCGAAGCGTACCGGCATCTGGTGTGGCAACGGATTCCACATGCCGGACGTCGTACCTGCTCGTGTGATGCCTGACGGACAACGCATCTCATTTCCCAAGTGGCAGGCCCAGGACGAGTCGCGAAGATTCTCGACGCAGTTCCTGAAACTCGGCGGCAGCTCACTCAAGACAAAAATCATTCGGAGCCTGACACCGCGAGGGTTCGCGGCGGCTGTTCATGCGGTAAACGATCCTGAGCATGGGAGTTGAAAAATGATCGTGAAAATGGAAGTGACCGTCACAGTGACCCCGCCGAAAGGTCAGACGCTGAATACGCAGCAGGCGATCGAGTTGGCAATGTCAGCGGTGACGCAGAGACACGAAGTTGCTTGCGGCAGAGACATTGGAGAGAACTACGATCGAACAGCGTGGGCTGAAATATACGCCGAAGTGTCAGACAGTGACTGTGAGGTCATTGAATAGTAGGGGATGCGACTATGGCGGAGCCAAAGTACTGTCAGAAATGCGAGAAGTATTTTGTCCAGAAGGGGTTTCGGCTTTGTTCCGTTTGCAAAGTTCAAACCGAAAAAGCAATGGAAGAGTCGAACTACTTGACGAAGACGATGTTCCCGAAGATACATAGGTCCAGAAGTGCCCGAGAGGGTTCGGAAAGAGAAGAATGAAGCACTACTCTGTAAAGTCCATCGAAGAAGCATGGAAGCATGCCTGTTACCATCACGTTGAGAACTGTCAGTTCGTCATGGACTCGGACATCAGCAAAGGTCCGGCGTGTTGTCTGAGCATCGCTCAGCCGTGGCGACGTGTGCCGAGCGTTGCAACGAATCCGTTGATTCCGTTCTGGCTGTCCGTCCTGGCAATGACCGAGCAGGATCAAGACCCGGCTGTCATCCAGCAGTACGTTCCCGAGATCGCGGAATTCAGAGATCAGTCCAACTGCTTCTCCTTGGCGATGGGAGCACGGTTCCGAGAGTACGCAGGGTTCGATCAGTTCAACCTCGTACACGAGACTCTCCGCCTGGGCATGCAGGTCGTGCCGGTCGCCATCTTCGACGTGGAGAAAGACCATGCGTTGCAGCATCGTCCGTCAGCTCTCTCGGTGGTGTTCTCGATGTTCGGCGGAGACGTCAACGTCGTGGTGAACATAGATGCGATGCTCCTGCATGAGGTTCCGTTTCATTCTGAGCTGTCGGTGATCTCAGTCTGGCAGGAAATGCTCTGTGCCTACCTGGGCAAACGCATCGGCAGCATGGACGTCGTCTGTGGAGCGACTGCTGCCATGCAGTCTGACTCTCCGGCGTTTCGACAGATTGTGGATGGGGACACGTCACCAGAACTTCAGAATCTGCCTGTCATGGGAAACGAGTCGGACCCAGAGATTCTGATGTCCGACTTCAGAACCTGGCCCATGGTGGGAGTGGCGGGCAAGGGATACAAGTCTGACTTCTTTCGACACACCGTGCTTCCCATGGCGATGGTGACGCAGGCACTGAAGAAAGAGAAAGTCGACCTGCACGATCGCAAACAACTCGCCTGTGAAGCTGCCCAGAGAATCAGTGACGTTGGGTGGCGAGGGCACGTCACCAACTGGGTCAACAATCATTTTGTGGAGTAGGGCATGCTGCAGACCACATTGTTCCCACCAGAGACCGACTGGCAACTTCCCTCGATGGAAGAGCTGCCAGACTGGAATAACTTTCCGCGTGTAGGCACCGACGTAGAAACACACGACTCGTCCCTGGGCAGGGGGTTGGGTCCAGGTGCGCGACGTGGCGGAAAGATCGTGGGCTTCTGCCTGCACTTCGAATACTTCCGTTCTTTCTACTTGCCGATCCGTCACAGCAACGGAAAGAACCTGCCACTCGATCCTGTACTGAACTACGTCCGAGACAATCTGAAAAAGTTCGAAGGGTCCATCGTCGGAGCCAATCTGGCGTACGACCTGGACTACCTGTGCCAGGAGTTTGGACTGGAAATCAAAGAACTCTTTCCGAAGGTCAAGACATTTCTCGACACGCAGATTGCCGAGCCGTTGATTGATGAGAACCAGTTCAAATTTGGTCTGGATGCGGTGGCTCTGCGTCACGGCCTGCCGCAGAAAGAAGAGACGTTGCTGCGTGAAGTGACCTATGAGTTCGGAAGCCACAACGGCAAACGAGGTAAAGGAAAACGCAAGCCGCTGAGTGCCAAGGGCGACCTGCACAAACTGCCGCCACAGTATGTTGGCCCCTACGGAGAGTGGGACGCCGAGTTGCCGTGCCGTGTCATGCGGAAACAGGAACGAATCATTGACGACAATGATCTGTGGCAGATTTTCCGACTGGAGTCTCGGTGCCTGCCTGCTCTGGTTGACATGACGCGACGAGGGGTCCGTATCGACTTCGATAAGATGTCGAAAATTGAGGAGTGGATTCTTGCCCAGGAAGAGGTGGCGTTGGCCTTGGTGCATCAGCAGACGGGCATCCGATTGTCTGCTGATGATTTGGCTCAGCCGAATGCTGTGGCGAAGCCTCTGCAGCAAATCGGTGCGAAGTTGAAACGCAACGTCAAGAACGATCAATACAACATCGACCAGTCGGTGTTGAGAAAACTCAAGCATCCTGTGGCCGATGCGATTCTGACGGCACGAAAGGTCAACAAGGTCCGGCGAGACTTCATTGCCGGTATTCGAGAACATGCGATCGGTGATCGATTGCACTGCACTTTCCATCAATTGAAAGGCGAGAAGACGGGCGGGGGTAAGGGGCAGACAGGAGCTGCCACAGGACGGCTCAGCTCGTCGCATGTCAACATCCAGCAGCAGCCTTCGCCAAAAGACACAGACCCTGACACCATGCACGTAGAGGATCACCTGAGCCTCATGTGGCGACAGGTCTACGTCCCTGACGAGGGTGGTGAATGGGCCTGTCTCGACTACTCGCAACAAGAGCCCAGGATTCTGCATCATTATGCTGAGATGTGCGGTTGCCCAGGGGCGAAGGCGGCTGCTCAGAAGTATCGGGACGATCCGAAGTGTGACAACCATCAGATGATGGCTGACCTGACTGGATTGAAGCGGAAGATTGCGAAGGTGATTTACCTCGGCAAATGCTATCGCATGGGCGGCGCAAAGTTCGCCCGTTCCTTGGGCTTACCGACTGTCGTCAAAGAGTACGACTTTGGAGAACGTAAGGGTCAGAAATATGAGACGGCAGGTCCGGAAGCGAAGGCGATCCTGGATGCTTTCAAGAAGGGTGCGCCGTACGTTGACAAGCTGGCGGAGATCGCTGAAGAGCAAGGTCTTTCGAAGGGCTACATCAAGACGCTGCTCGGTCGTCACTGTCATTTCCCGAAGGAAATGAAAGACAACCCTGATGGGGGTCCGCAGATTTGGACCGGCAACTATCTGGACGGGTACAAGGCACTCAACAAATTGATTCAAGGCTCGGCAGCCGATCAGACGAAGATGGCTCTGGTGGAAGCCTACGAGAATGGAATCAAGGTCGGCATTCAGGTTCACGATGAGCTGGACCTGACAATCTACGAACGGAAAGAGGCAGACGAGTTGGCAGAGATCATGCGAGAGTGTGCTCCGCTGCGTGTGCCGAGTGTGGTTGACGTAGAAATCGGGCCGAATTGGGGTGAGATAAAATAACGCCCCGGCAATAATCAAGGGCACTAGAACGAGAACTGTTATTGAGCGAATTGGCAAGGATGTCCGCTACCAGACGGAAAATGTCACAAACAAGAGGTGTTGGATAACAACTTGGAGTGAATGGTGCCGAAAAGCAGACAAAGATATAATCGCAGGACAATCCAGATAACGATTAAGGTAACCGGGTAACCGGGTAACCGGGTAACCGGGAGGGACTTTTGATGACAGAAAACGCGACGACGGCAACTCCGGTTGACCGACTTGTTATGCCGCCCATTCTCGATGCCTGTTGTGGCGGGAGAATGTTTTGGTGGAACAAAGAAAACGAAAACGCCTTTTTTGCAGATAGAAGGGAGGTTGAAAAAGGGGCATTCAAAAATAACTGGAATCCTGGATGGTGTGTAAAGCCTGATGGAATCCATGATTTTAGAAACATGCCTTACGAAGACAAGACCTTCAAAATGGTTGTATTTGACCCGCCGCATTTAACTTCTGGCAGCGAGAAGAGTGTGATTAACATGAAGTATGGATTACTCAACAAGGAAACATGGAAGGCGGATATTGTCGCCGGTTTCTCAGAGTGCTGGCGTGTGCTTGATGACTTCGGAGTGCTGGTTTTCAAGTGGAACGAAGCCAACATAAAAGCAAAGGAATTGCTGCGGGAATTTCCAGTTGAGCCACTATTCGGTGACTTCACAGGGAAGACAGGCAAGACAATATGGGTGACGTTCATGAAAGTGCCGAAGACGGCATAACGACCCTATTACTGACAGAACGCCCAAAATCAGTGGCCCATTCCGACTAAATCTGAGTCGGAAGCGTGACGCGCCGTGTGAGTGGCACTGAGCACATCAGGGCTGCTGTAAACCGATGAGGCTAAACATCATCGCCGGACGCTGGTAACCGGCACTTTGCAACATAACTACTGATTCTCTGCGATGGATAATTCCGACGTAATTATCTAACAAGAAAATTCTCAATCGGAACTTGACACACAACTCCCATGGCCCTATGCTCTTTGCAAAGCTGCTTATTTCACTTCACTTTGACCAGGAGAAGACTGATGAGAACTCTGTTGATGTTGATTGCTGCTGTGGCCCTGATGCCTGCCGTCTGCAATGCAGACGTCGTGTGGCAGCACGGTCGTTATGTTTACGTTCAGCCTGCGTACCAGTATCCGCAGGCCGTCTACTCCCGCGACTACTCCCAAGCATACAACCGAACCGACTACGCTCTCGGAATCAATCGGTACGCTCCGCAGTACTCCAATTACGGGTACGTCAACAGGTACTCTCCCAGCTACCAGTGGGGATACAACCTCGGACGCAGGCTTCGAGGATGCAGATAGCAGGCGTCAGGAGCCATCGACTAACGGATAAGTCGCCCCGCCTCGCGGGGAAATTCAGGTTCGAATCCTGTCGCTCCACTCTCACCTTGTCGGGTGAGAAATTCTGAGTTCGTGCTCAGACACCAGTCCGATTCTTCTGTTATTGCAGAATGCCTTCGGGTGGTTTTTGAAATCGTTTCTTGGAATCCGAGACGACCAGCCTGCGGAATCAGGTTTGTAGTGACTCCGAGGTGACGCAGGCTGGTTTTTCTTTTGTTGTTTTCACGGAGGATGTAAGATGCTGGTGCTGACGCAAGAAGAAGACGAAGACATTCTGATTGGCGACAACATCGTCATCAAAGTCGTGGGAGTCAACCGAACCAACGGGCAGGTCCGTTTGGGAATTGAGGCTCCACGAAACATAGCCATTGACCGGCGAGAGGTGCGAGAGTCCAAAGAGCGCGAGCAGCAGTAGGGGTTTGGTCACCCATGGAAAGGGCCAGAGCAGCCATGCTCTGGCCCTTTTTTGTCGAATCAAAACACTCACACAGGCACACTGAGATGACAACGGCTCCCCTGAAATATCATGGTGGGAAACATTACCTCCGCAAGAAAATCTGGGAACTGGCTCCGGCACAATACGTGACCAGGATCATCCCGTTTGCCGGAGCGATCAACGAGTACTGGGACTGGACCTGTCCTCACTGCGGAGTCGTTCCACCTGACCATGTCGACGACTGTCCTGGTGTGGCCGAGGTCATTAACGACATCAACGAAGAGCTGATCAACTTCTACCGGGTGCTGAGATCGTCGCAGAAAGAAGAGCTGTTGGAGCAGCTGAGGCTGACTCCGTTCCACGAGTCTGACTTCAACTACGCGCTGTCCGGCAGCCCTGATCTGCACGGCAGAGTCGGCAGGGCCTGGGCGTTCTTCGTCAAGTATCGCATGTCTCGGCAGGCTCTGGGGAAAGACTTTGCGACTCCGACCTGCACCAGGACTCGGCGTAAAGGAAACGAGCAGACGTCCGCCTGGCTGTCCGCCATCGACGGTCTCGAAGAGTGCATTCACCGGCTGAGCAGGACCATGGTCTACTCCAGACCTGCCCTGTCAGTACTGAGAGCATTCTCGAAGCCGTCCGCTTTCGCTTATCTCGATCCTCCCTATCATCCTTCGACTCGCGTGGCCGGAGATTACGAGCATGAGATGTCCGAAGCGGACCATGCCAAACTCCTGACCTACCTGGGCAAGTTCAAGGGAAAGTTCCTGCTGTCCGGATACCTGTGCGAGCCGTACGACAACGCTGCAGAGATATTTGGCTGGGAACGTCACGACGTCACGACGCAAGCCAACTCCAGTTCTGCGAAGAAGAAACCCGTTCGTGTTGAAAGCTTTTGGAGAAATTACAGTGAGTAGCGAATCAATGTTGTTCAATAATCGTCAAGGTATCGTGCTGGATGACATTGCCCGGTTCTGGAAGGACGATAAGCAGCAAGCCGGTCGACAAATCCCCTGCATATTTTTCGTAGACATACGAGGAGCCAGCTTTCACGTCACGTATTCTGAAAATGCCGAAGGCAGAAAAGATCGAGACCAAGAGTTCACGAAGTTGGCAGGCAGGCTGTAATGAGGAAGACCAAGTCAGAAGGCAAGGATCGGAAAGACGTCGTCAAGGCATTGAAGTCATTGCATGCCTTTGCCGTCGAGAATCCGGTCCACCCAGGGACTCCTGACATTGCTTACATTGGCGGCTGGATTGAGTTGAAGAAGCTGGATGCGTGGCCCGTCAGACCGACGACAAAGGTCCGACTGGATCACTACACGCTGCAGCAACGAGCATGGGCGAGGATGCATCATCACCGAGGCGGTCAATGTTACTGGCTGCTTCGTGTTCATCGCGAATGGCTACTGCTGCACGGTGCCGTAGCGGCTGAGGTGGTGGGGACTCTGACCAGAGAAGAACTGAAAGGCAGAGCGATTCTTTACATGAGCGAAGGATTTGACGGTGACCGACTCTTAAAGAAGATAAAGGAATTATCGAATGCAGGGCGACACACAGGCAGCCCTTGACTTTCTACAGAAATGGGAAGTGATAGGGCCATGGGTTCTCACGGCCATCAGCACAGACAAAAAATCAATTATTACAAAGGCGTTCAAAGAAGATGATCTGGAGAAAATAGGACCATGGATTGAGCAGTACAACGGCAAGCGAAACATTTACTTCAACGTAAATCCGTCGCGAATTCTGATGGACAAGAAGTCCGAGCGAGCCAACGTGGAAGCGTTGGCCTGGCTGCACGTTGATATCGACCCAAGGGCGGGGGAGGACCATGGCAAAGAACGAGAGCGAGCCCTCGGACTGCTGCAGAACCCGCCTGCTGGAGTTCCCGAGCCTACGGTCATCATTGATTCGGGCGGAGGGTATCAAGGCTTCTGGGCACTCGAAGTGCCATTCGCAATTGCTGGACTTGCTGAAAATTACGAAGAGGCTGCCCGCTACAACAAGCAGCTCGAAATAGTTTTCCATGCAGACAATTGCCACAACGTTGATCGCATCATGCGATTGCCAGGGACCGTTAATGTTCCCGACAAAAGGAAGGCAGCCAAAGGTCGAGTCCCTGCGTTAGCGAATCTGGTCTCGTTCGACGAAGAGAATGTTTACCCTTTAACGGCATTCAAGCAGTCGCCTCGAACATCTCAGATCGGTGGCGGGGGTTCGCTGCAATCAGCTCCTCGTAACAACGTCGTTCTGACAACTACGGTGCCACGGCTCGACACCGTAGACGATCTCGATGAGTGGAACGTACCGGATCGCATCAAGGTGATCGTGGTCAACGGCAGAGACCCAGACAATTTGAAGCTTAAGGATGACAGCAGGTCTGCCTGGCTGTTCGATTGTCTGTGTGGGCTGACAAGAGCTGGAGTGCCTGACGAAACGACCATGGCCATTCTGCTTGACCCGGACTTCAAGATCAGTGAGTCCGTACTGGATAAGGGGGCCGAAGCCGAGAACTACGCGCTGCGGCAACTCAGTCGAGCCAAAGAGCATGTAGAAGAGCCGTTGCTGCAGGAACTGAATGACCGGCATGCCGTCGTCGAGAGTCTGGCAGGCAAGTGCGTCACGATCGAAGAAGTTCAGGAGCCTGTCGCTGAAGGTAAGTGGCGGTCACGACTGGTCGTGCAGTCGTTCGCGGACTTCAAGAATCGTTACATGAACCGGAGTGTTATCGTGGGTCAAAAGAAAGATGGCAGTGAGGTTACGGAGTCCGCAGGGGTATGGTGGCTGAAGTCGCCGCATCGCAGACAGTATCACGGTCTCACCTTCGCCCCTGGTCGCGACGTCGAGGGCTTTTACAATCTGTGGAGAGGATTTGCCGTCCAGGCAGTGCCAGGGGACTGCAGCATGTATCTGACGCACCTCAGGGACGTGATCTGCAAGGGCAACGAACAGCACTTCGAATATCTGATCGGCTGGATGGCGCGAGCCGTCCAATTCCCCGACTCCCCTGGGCAGGTCGCCGTTGTGCTGCGTGGAGCCCAGGGGACGGGGAAGTCGTTCTTCGCGAAGGTGTTTGGGCAGCTGTTTGGTCGACACTTCCTGCAGGTCTCTGACCCAAAGCATCTGGTAGGCTCATTCAATGCTCATCTGCGCGACTGTGTGATCCTGTTCGGCGACGAAGCATTCTTCGCCGGAGACAAGAGTCACGAGTCGGTACTGAAGACGTTGATCACTGAAGAGAACATGCAGATTGAACGCAAAGGATTCGACGTCGAACAGTCGCCGAACTACACACACCTGATCATGGCATCGAACAGTCAATGGGTGGTGCCTGCGGGAGCGAACGAGCGACGGTTCTTTTGTCTGGATGTCGGCACACAGTTTCGTCAGAACTCAGAGCACTTTGCAGAGATCGCCAAGCAGATGGACAACGGTGGCAGAGAAGCTCTGCTGGACTACCTGCTCAACTACGACATCTCGAATTACGAGGTCCGCACGGTGCCAACGACCGAGGCTCTGCGAGACCAGAAGCACCTGACACGAGACCCTGTCGAGTCATGGTGGTTCGGCAAGCTGGTCGACGGTCATCAGATGGGCGACGAGCCGACGTGGCGTAAAGACATCGTCTGCGACGATCTGATGAAAGACTTTGTTCGATGGGCTCAGGAGTTCGGCATCAAGCATCGAGTGGTGCCCGCCCAGATCGGGCAATTCCTCAAACGCATGTGCCCTGGGCTGAGCCGCAGGCAGAAGTCCGTCGTGGTGACTGGACTGAACATCTATCAGAAAGAAGTCGACCGGCACGTCAAGAAAGGTGTGTGGACATTCCCCAGTCTGGAGACATGTCGAAAGGCATGGGACTTGAATATCGGTGACGAGGTCTGGCCGGAAGACTCGAAGCCAAAGACTGTTGCTGCGTATCCCGAAGACTCTATTGAGGATGTGATGTGATGACTGACTTGTTTGAAAAAAGAGTCGCTCGAAGAATGATCAATGTGGATATCACTGCTGGTGATTTTGCAGCGATGGTCGGCGATACCCAGGATGCGGACCTGCATGCGGCGATGCTGGTATCACTGATGCGTATCCTGCCGAGCTGGGAGTCGCTCGACATCGATTGGCCGAAGCACATCTGCCATGTGATTGCTCGCATGTCGAAGAAAGACATCGAGTTGTTCAGGACGTTCCTAGTCAATGCGTACGAGGCGTTGCCGGACAAGGTCGATGAGACCATGTGGGAAGGCAAATACGGGTACGAGTTGAATGAGGCAGGCACACTGCTGGCTCTGCAGGAACGCATCTTCAAATTGAAGATCGCCCTGGCAGACGCAGTGCGTCGACCGATGGGTGTGCATCCTGACTCCATGCAGGGTCTGATAACCCAGGAAGAAGTAGATGCTGCTGAAGAGCGACGTCGAAAACATAGTTGACAGTCTCTGGTCCTACCTATAATCTCTGGCCCTTCAGGAAATGCCATGTTCTCACTGACAGATTATCCCGAGTTTCGAATAATGAGTGAGCACTCAAAGATTGATCCCGGCCCTCAGGACGTGGCAGGCTCGTCCTACACGTACATTGACGGCTTCAACAATCACATCCTTGGAAAGAGCGATCACGCGGCGATCTATCACGGCGAAGGCAACACGATCCTCAACTCGCCGTGGACGCAGATTTACCATTCGCACCATGTCATCGTCGAAGGTGGCGAGAAGATGACGCTGCACAGTCTGTCCTACGTTCACGTCACACCGGACGGACATCGTCCGTTGAATCAGAGCGACTGGGAAGCGTTGACGAAGAGGGTCCGAGGGATTGTTGATCCGATACAAATCGGAAAAGACGGGCGTTGCACTTGCAACGTAATCTTCGACTGCCCCCTGGGGAGAGTGGGTCACATGTCCCGCTGCACTGAGGCTGAACTTCAAGCTGAATCTATTCCTACTGAAAGACACCCGAACTGAGAGTCCTGGGGTCAAGACTCCGTAGCTTAATTGGCAGAGCGGCGGGAACATTAATCCGTGTCAGTGCAGGTTCGACACCTGCCGGAGTCAATCGCGTAGACACCCGGACTGAGAGTCCGGGTGTCATAGAAAGGATCACAGGATGGAAGTTGAAGCGGCGGAAGCAATCGGCAGCGGTATAGCGTGGGCTGGCTTCTGGATTGGTGTTGGAATCTCGTTTCGGTATCTCCTGCTGTTCGCTGGTGCCAATCCGAATTACTTTCAACTCGAAGTGGAACACAAAGAGAAGAGACCCCAGGACTGAGAGTCCTGGTGTCTGGTGAAAAATTCCCCCGCCGCAAACTAATAAACAAATGAATAGGTAAGCATGACCGAACAACGATTCAAGAACCTCAACGAGTACCAGGCCGATCAGTGGTCCTGGACACGCCGAAACTTCGACGTACTGCCGGGCTGGGTTGAGGCTCTTGCGCCGTTGGCCGGAGCCTTCGAAGAGTTCGGTGAACTCGTCACGGCACGCGGGCAGGAAGATGTCCACGAGCAGCAGGATGCCGTGGCGGACATGGCCATCTACCTGACCGACGTCTGCAATCGCATCGAGCTGCCGTTGCTCGACCTGCGGTTTAGTCAGAAGAAGCCGTACCCGCCTGGAAATTTCTGCATCATGATGATCAAGTCGATGGGGGCGTTGTCGCACTGCATCCTCAAGCAGGGGCAGGGGATTCGCATGAACGAGAACCATGTACTGAATGCGACTCGGCACATGTCAGCCTGCTTCGATCACCTGGAGTTTTACTGTGTAGAGAACTGGCGAATGAGCCTGTTCGATGATGTTGTGTATCCGGTTTGGGAAAAGGTCCGCGAGCGTGACTGGACAAAAGAAAGGGCGGAGCATGCCTGACATGAAACGCATGGAAGAGCTCGAACGAGCCATGCTTCATCAGAAGCATGAAGTACCGCTGAGCAAAAAGCAGGAACGCCTGCTGGACATCGCGAAGCAACGATCAAAGAAAGGCGGCTGCGTGGAGCGTCGTCACCCTGCTGTGTTCGACGCTCTCGTTGAACGGGGCTTACTCACTGAAGATGGGAAGTACATCGAGCAATGAACAGCAACAGCCAACAAGTGGAAGACCTGCGGTGGAAAAAGTTCCCTGTGGGGTCCGATGGATTCGTCTGCCTGGTCGACTGCATGGGCGACGACGCTTCGGTGACGCAAGCAGCGAGAGTGAGTTACGGGAACGATGCTCGTGAAGAGGGGTCCGATGGAGCTGGGGATCGCAACCTGATCCGCTACCTCATGCGAATGGCGCATTCCACGCCGTTCGAGATGGCTGAAGTCAAGCTGCTCGTTCGTGTGCCGATGGATGCGTGGCGGCAGTGGATCAGACATCGCACGGCGAACGTCAATGAGTACTCGACACGGTATCAACCTGCGATCGACTCGATGGCGGTGACTGCCCCTGACGAGTGGCGGCTGCAGGCGTCGAACAACAAGCAGGGGTCCGATGGTATTCTGCGGGAGTGGCCGGAAGGGTGGTCGTCGGAGGAAAGCACCGACGAAGAGGGAGATGAGTACTGGAGAATCACCGCAGCCAACGGTCGTTCGTGGGAGTTCGGCAAGTCGTCTTACAACTTCACAAAGCCCATGACCCCTGGGCAATTCCTGTCGCTCTGGGAGAAGAAGAATCAGAAAGCAATGCAGTACGACTACAACGTCCGCCTCGAACTCGGAGTCGCTCGCGAAGTCGCCCGAAAAGACCTGCCGCTCTCGACGTACACCGAGGCGTACTGGAAGTGTGACCTCAAAAACGTCCTACACTTCCTGGGCTTGAGGATGGACTCGCATGCCCAGAAAGAGATTCGTGACTACGCCACGATTATCGGTGAGCAGATCATCGCACCGCTGTTTCCTCAGGTGTGGGATGCGTTCTCGGACTACCGGTTGCACGGGATGTTTTTGACGGGCATAGATCGCAAAATGCTGAAAGAAATTATTCCCTACACCGATCCCAACGGAGAACATCGAAGCTGTTCCCGAGAAGAATCTTTGATGCTTATGAGGAACGGCTCCTTTTCTCCTGACATGCCCAAAGACTGGGGCAACGAGAAGAACCGTGAGCGTGACGAGTTCATTGGAAAGATGCAGGCTCTCGGGCTGATCTCCGATTAACCGTTGCCTTCTGGCCCTTAACAATGCTATGGTCCTATCGTTAGTTTTAACCATAGGAGCCAGCCATGGCTAAGAAGAAAGCAGCGGCACCAAAGCCACGAACGACATCGACGAAGAAACGACAGCCGTTGAAGAAAAAGGCGGCTGCCAAGAAGGAAGACAAGCGACTGAGTCGACGCAAGAGGTCCGACCTCAAACGCTACGACCAGACGCTGTCTTCAATGCTGTACGCTGAGCTATCCATCATGGCGAAGCAGGCAGAGATGGACCTTCGCACATTCATCGAGCACTGCCTGCGAACCTGTCCTGCGGTGAAACGTCACCTCAAGGACAACGACATTGAACTGCCGGAGCGACCGGTGCGAGGGAACCCGGCATCACAGAAAAAGTAACATGTTCCACGAGCTGAATACGGTCGAAGACAATCTCAGAATTATCACGGATGCCCTGGCAGGCAGCAATCAGGATCAACGCGAGATCGCGTTCCTGGGTTTGCAGACGATCGCCATCATGGTGAAGAAAAATCAGGACTACGGCTCCTCTGTGTTCAACATCGGAGCCATCTCTCCTGACGTCTCGCCGGAAGCAGGTATCCGTGTTCGGTTGGGCGACAAGTTGTCGCGCATCAATAATCTGGTCGGTCAACCCGGCAACCAACAGGTCGCCGAGTCGATTACAGACACAGGCCATGACGCCTCAGCCTACCTGCTCCTCTGGGTGATTGCCCGAATGCGTGCAGGTGGGGCTGAGGTGTGTGGATCTGCTCCAATTATTCTCGATCAGGAGTTGCCGATTCCGGCTCGACCTGAGACCGTGGAAGAGATGGAAGAGTCCGAGTACATCGCAGGAGCACAACGACGTGTCCGATGAATTTCTCGTCAAGCTTGGCATGAGGCGAACCATCAAGCAGCCAGTCAGCTCAGGTCTCTGTCTGGCAGCCTGCGCCGCTACGTTGCTCGGCGAGAACAAGTCTGCCTTCAATGCCTGGTCGTTGTCCGGCTACATCCGAAAGATGCCTGCAGGACTCTGTCCGTATCTCACCGATCGCCGGTACATGGAGATGTCTGACCTGACCATCGTCCTGGCACTACGCAACTTCCGCCTGGGCAGTTGGTGGAACAGTGGCGATGAGATGGACATCAGGTTCAATGAGTTGCTCTCGTACGACGTCACTCATAAGTTGGATGAAGCACCTGCCCTGGTGATTGTTCGAAGTGAGGGAGCCGAAGGGGACGGTGTGACGCATGCTGTGGTGTATGACAATGAAGCCCAGGGGGTTCGTGATCCGAGTAATGCGGTGAAGGACGAGTTGTGTGACCTGGCAGGTTATCGGATCGCTGAGTGGTTTCCGATCGACACGTTCCCGAAAGATGAGCTGGTACAATGAATGACTCCGCAGTGGCTTCAAGAGTCCGAGAGGTCAGTGGCCTCATCCTGCTGATCTGCTTCTGGGGATGGGTGTGTCGAGCCTACGGCTACATGCCGATCCCTCTGTGGCTGATCCTGACTCCCGTCACACTGGTCGTCCTGTTCTGGGGAGCTGCATTCACCCTGGCGTTCATTGCCTGGGTGATCTGCATAGCAAGAAAAGTTGACCGGGAAATTGAAGAAGAGAAACGGAAATCTGGAACCGACGAGCAGTGGTGGTGACATGGACATGCCTATTTTGCTGTGGCACCTGATACTTTTCATGGTGCTGCGTGATACGATCAAGCTGCTGTTCTTTCTCGCAGACAGAAGAGCACTTCAGAAAAAATTTCCCCGCCGCAACTATACTGACAAATGAACAGGTAAAATAAATCTTTTGAAAATCTTTTCCGATTAGGGCCAGATGGGTTGCATCTGGCCCTATGCTTTGTACGATAACATCATACAAGACGCAACAATGACTGACTCGGAGCGGTGACAAACACAACCCACTTGCTTCGTGGCGATGACTGAAACTTCCTTTGAGATGAAAGCGGTGACCATCATGATTGGCTGAAGGGGGCAGGCGAAAAGCCAGCAAGGATTCCTAAGACCCCCAGGATGTGACTTTTCTTTTTCGCGGCAACTAACCCAGGAGAGATGTGATGAAGAACGCGACCTGCCCTGACTGCGGAAAGCATCATCAGATCGATCAGAAGACTTTCGATCAGTTTGGTGTGGACTGCTTCTGCATGCGATGTGTCGACTGGGCACATGTCAAATTCATGAAGAACAACAAAGCAGGAATCAAGACCTGCGTTAAGGGTTGCCGATGCGGTTTCGGCGACAAGTAGAGGAAAGGGCGAGCAGGGAACTGGACGGTTTGGCATCGTGCATCCCCCCTGACTGTCGAAGGCTATACCGAGTCGTACGCAAGGTGGCTTTCTACTTTGAGTGATATCCTCAAAGTAAACGGGCAGCTAAGAGTTTGAGGAAACCGGGTTCGAAACCCGGAGTTCCCTGCTCGCTCTTTTCTTTCTGAAACAACTAACCCAGGAGTCACTGCGATGCCACGAGTCAACTACGTCCAAAAAGCCCGTAAAGATAATCCTGCCGTCAAAAAAGGCGAGCCTTACTATTGGTGGCAATTTGCCTACAGCTCGAAGAGCTACAGCAGAACTCGACCACGAGCCTCACAGTTGACTCGTTCTGAGTTTCTTTCAGAGATGTATTCGATCATTGAAGAAGTCGAAGACATGTCCCAGGAGGACTTGGGAGGTGAGGGTGCCGACGACCTTATCAACGATCTTGTGAGTCGCGTTGAAGCGTTGCGAGATGCTGCCGACGAATCCTTCAATAACATGCCAGAAGGTCTTCAGATGGGTCCAACAGGTGAGCTGTTGGAAGCCCGTGTTGCGGCTTGCGAACAGATGGGGGACGACCTCGAAGCTGCCAAAGACGGAAATGACGGCGAAGAAAAACTGACTTTACTGCAAGGCGTATCTTACGACGGAGAATGAGGATTTAAGATGGGACGTCCAAGAACATCAGCCTCTGAAATCGCCGACAACTTCGTGCTCTGGAAAGAGACGGGGCCATCGAAAGGCATGGCTCTGCACAAAGGTAAGCAGATTTATCGCTCGGTGCAGAGCTGGCAGGCGGAGCGTGTCGTCCTGATGACTGACGAGATCGAGTGGCGACTGTTCTGGCGAGGAATCAATGTTGTACAGCGGCTCGGCGACATGCAGCCTGCAGAGATGCGCGAGTGGCTGATTACTGAAATCGATGAGCTGTTTGATAATTGAAAGAAGTCCAATGACCGATAAAGACATTCAGATCACTGCCCTGAAGCAGTTGGTGCTCGACCTGACGGACGGCGACTTCCTGCATCCGCAGGACATTCAGCGGCAGACAGGCTTCAGCCTGACGAAGTGTGCCGACATGTTGAAGCAGATTGATGACATTCGAATCCAGGCAAGCCGGGGGAAACTGTGATGGACGACGACAAGATCACCTCGCTGAAACGCGAGATCAACAACTTTATCCACGAGCATGGTCCTGATGCCATGACACTGAAGCAGGCGGAGCGTGCCGCATGCATTCTGCTCGAAGCGTTTCTTGAGGCCCAGGGTCCGCCTGCGGACACCTATGTCAACAGACCTTGCCCAACCTGCAGCGAAGTCGGGTCCGAAGTCGCTGCTGACAACAGTGACTTCGCAAACTGCATGGCATGTGGAGAAAGGTGGCTGCTGTGAGAATGTCCCACGAAGGGCCAATGCTTAAAAAAGTTCGTCTCTGGAACCAGTCGACAACGATCGACAATCAGGGCAACGAGTGGTGGATTTTTTCCTGGGACGGAAAACCGATTGAAACGTGGCGAGACGAAAAAGCTGCCAGATTTTACATGCAGGAATTTTACAAGTGGAATGACAGATACGGTGTGCCGCGAGTGATGCTGTATCGGTGCATTCCTGGGATCGGATTTGTGAGACAGGAGTCTTGAGAGTGCCGTAGTTCTAACCCAGGGTGTGACCTGGGCTCGCAGTGGGATCAGCAGGCAGGTTGCAAACTGTTTGCTGGGTGCCGGTCTCGACGGAGAGCGGAGCTACAAGGCGAGATAAAACATCCGGGGAAAACCCGGAAGATTCCCTGCGACGTCCGGCAGCTAAAGTGGCTGTTGGTCACCAGGGGCGGTTCTCTCAGGACTCCTGACTTAGAAAGGCAGGGTGATGAAATATCTCAGTTGGATCATGGTCGCTGTCTCACTGACAGGGCTGACCTTCCTGGGCCTGGTGGCTTTGGCTGCCATTGGAAACATCCTCATCGACTGGACTGTCGAATTATTGAAAGCAACACGATGAAAAAATTAACACTTAAAGGCCAACGATTCGGAAGCTTGACAGTAATCGGCGAAGCGACTCCGAAAGACGGATCGCCATTTACACATTGGAAGTGCAGGTGTGATTGCGGGAAAGCTGTCACGGTGCGTGGAGTGTGTCTGAAACACGGAAATACCAAAAGCTGCGGATGCTCTCGTCAAGTGGAAGGTTTCAACGCTCGGACGCTGCTCACATATGACGGTCGGACGCAGTCCTTGAGTGCCTGGGCTCGCGAGATGGGAATGAGTCGGTCGGTGTTGAGCGTGCGACTGCATCGTGGTTGGGAACTGGAAAAAGCTCTGACGACGCCTGTCAGAAAAAGAGCAGTCAATTCCTGAAACTTTCTGAAATAGGACCAGATAGTGGATTGACGCTGGCCCTATGGACGATACACTCAACATCATAAGAGACGCAACAAACTTGGTGACCAGCCTTTACCTGTGGAGATTCGAGATGGTTTCTTTCAACGAAAACGCTCAGCCGGAAATTACACTGCTGCAGACGAAGGATCAGCGACAGTTGCGAAGCAACATTCACAACTTCCTGCTCACTGCTTCCCGCAAGGAAGTTCGGCAGGAAATCCTGCACAGCCTCGACCGAGGCGACATCTTCCGCGCACAGTGCTGCCTGGAAGTGCTTATCGACCTGCTTCCGGATCGTACCGGCACGACTCTGCACGA